AAGAGATACAGGCTTGCTTGCAATTTCAATCCACGCACCCCGCGAGGGGTGCGACGGGGAGGGCGGACAGCATGAGGAGTGATAGCCCTTGAACGAGTTCCGGGAGAGATTGAAGAAGTTGAGGGAGAAGGAAGGGACACAGCCCTGTGTTCTCGCGGAGCTATGTGGCATCAGCAAGAACTCAATTTTGAGATATGAGCGGGATGGAGTGATTCCTGAAATAGTATCTGTTGTAAAAATAGCAGACCATTTCAATGTATCTGTAGATTACCTGCTCGGGAGAACAGACGACCCAAATGCAATGTAACTTTTCATTATTTCACAGAAAAAGTTGTTGTGATTCCCTCATGAGGGAATCGGAGAGCATGGTATATGCGAAAATGGGAGTGTGGGAGCGTGTGCCCCTGCGCTCCCATTCCCCTTCCTCCTTCACACGGATGGGGTGGCGTCGGTGCATCTGCCGCCACCCCCTCTGTGTGCAATATGCCGCAGGCTGAAAACCACCCGATAAACTGGGCGGAGGGTCGCGCCCTCCATGCGGCAGAGCCGACAGTCATAGTGTCGGGCAAAAAAGCGGTGGCAGCTATGACCTGCCCCGGTGTGCCGACACATAGAAAGCGGCTGCGCCCGGCGGAGCGTGTAGAGACGGAATCCGCCTTATATACGGCCATAAAGGAATGAGTAGAGCGGTGTATGCCGTTGCAGCAGTTCGAGTCTGCTGATGGCCTCCAGAGGCCGGGTCGCGCCCGGATGATCTGAGCGTAGCGCAATTCCTCAGAGAGAATGACAATGCCCGCTGAAAACTGCGTCTGTATGCGAGACTGGCTGCCGGTCGCTCCGGTGTTGCGGCACAGGCGTGTGATAATCTAAGCGGGAAGCGCACAAAAAGTTGCAAAAATGGGATGGTGTAAAGTGAGTGGTGTACTCATAATCATTGCAGAACTTATCTGCCTTGTTCTTATGGTTGTAAATGCTTATTTAGCTTTCAAAGCAAAGCAGAAAGACGACCTTAATGGAATGGTTTGGAATTTGGCATTTATGATCCTAATGAGCACTTGTATTAGATAACCAAAAATATGCCGAGTGCTGTAGCAGAAGCGCCTGCGGCGGCCCGTTACGTCGCGGACGTGTGGCGGCTCAATGCCGCCTCTCGGCTCCAAACGCAGATGGAAAGCAAAAGAGGCACTGCGCGATTAAATTAAATGCCAATGGGCGGCTGGACAACCTACTGTCCGCCATATGCCGCTCCTCGCCGCATGAGGCGGGCGGTGGCACCAGATGTATGGCACCACAGGTTAAAAGCAGACGGGCCTTCCTTGTGCGCTGTGCGAAAGCGGCAGGGCGAAGAATATTTAATTGGCTGACCCCGGCTATATAAAGATGAACGGTTCCTACTGACGACACCAGCGGAGGGGTTGAGATGTACCGTGATTGCTATACGATGAAACTGGCCTACCCCTGTGAGGCTGACGGATGTAGGTGTGGTTCCGGCTGTCTTAGGACAAGGCCGGATTGTAACAGGACGGCTGACGAAGATTCGTATAGTAATTGTGATGTGATACCGCACAGCGGATTACATACAGGCCCGCGGCAAGCCTGACCAAACCCGCAACATACCCCGCAAGGGGTATCTATGCCCCCAAAAGCGCACGAGCTGGAGAGGGCAAAAAAGCCGCCCCCGGAGGGGCGGCAGGATTAGCTCAGAATTTCTTTCAGTTTGTCCAAATTCCCGGCATTGGGGCTGACCTTGCCGCTCTCCCAGCGGGATATCACGGCCTGGTTAACGTCCATCGCATCCGCAAGCTGGGCTTGAGTCAAGCCTTTGGCCTTTCTGGCGGCGGAAATATCAAACTCGACAGACGCAAGGGGGCGCTTGCCTTTACCGGCAAAATAGCCTAACTGCCAAGCCCCCTGCATTTCAAGGGGCTGGAACTTTTCAGACCCTCCCTCCACGGGCGGGTCAATGCTGGTGATCTCGCAAAGCGCCTCAGCAACCTGCCGGTCGAGATCCCTCTTTAGGAGGCCAAGCCTGTGAGCATCAGAAATGACTCTGGCGAGTGCTGTATACGGGCGCTGAGCGGCAAGGGTGAGATCCCCTCCGATCTCCTGCGGATATGCCGCCGCGTTGAGCCGACCGAACACCCAGCCAAACACGTATGCTCCTCTGTTTGTCATCAGCAACCGACCTCCTTGAAATAACGGTATTCCATTTCGTCATAAACATTGACCTTGATCTCAACCTTGCTGTCAGGATACTGGGAGGCATAACGAGCGGCACAATCCTCGGCTCCCTTCTTGTCGTCCATATAAGCACCCATCATCCAGCCGTCTTTGCAAACGCAATATTCATAGTGTTTCATGACTTTACCTCCTATATTGTTCCTTTTACTTTTTATGACTTAATTATATCATAAAATATGATATTGTCAATACATATTAAAAAAATATTTGTCGCCCCGCAGTTGCAGGAGACGGGGGTGGCCCAATGAGAGGAAACGCATGGCGGGATATTCCCCCGCCGCCTCTCAAACAAAAGATCAGGGCTAGGCCGACGGGCCGAAAAGGGAGGTGCCACCTTACTCCCCTGCCCTGAGTCAACATAAAGGTGGGAAGCAAAATAGAAAGGGTGGTATCTACATGAACGAACTAATCAAAGTTGACTTTAGTGGCGAAAAGCCAGCAGTATCAGCGCGGGAACTCCACGAGTTTCTAGAGGTAGAAACACCGTACCACAAGTGGTTTCCCCGTATGTGCGAATATGGATTCGCTGAAAACGAGGATTACGCAGTCACGGACATTTTTGTCCATAACCCCGCTGGCGGCCCTCAGAGCATGAAAGATGCCGCCGTCTCTATCGATATGGCCAAGGAGATCTGCATGCTCCAGCGGAACGAGAAAGGGAAGATTGCCCGGAAGTATTTCCTCCAATTGGAGAAGGATTGGAATAGCCCGGAAAAGGTAATGGCCCGTGCGCTCCAGATAGCAGATCGAAAGATTAAGATGCTGGAGGCGGAGAAGGAGACTAACCGGCCAAAGGTGCTGTTTGCGGACTCCGTGGCTGCCTCCAATACATCCATACTGGTTGGAGAGCTGGCAAAGCTCCTCAAGCAGAATGGGGTGGACACTGGGCAGAACCGTCTCTTTGACTGGATGCGGAACAACGGATATCTGATCCGCAGAGAGGGCACGGATTACAACATGCCCACACAGCGCTCAATGGAATTGGGCCTGTTTGAAATCAAGGAAACCAGCATCACACATGCAGATGGGCATGTTACGGTGAACAAGACCCCGAAGGTGACGGGGAAAGGACAGCAGTTTTTTATCAACATGTTTCTTGGTTGACAACCCACACGGGTGTATCGCTTAACAGGCTGTGACGGCTGGCCGGATCCGAGCCAGAGCTCGACAGTAGGCGGCGATGTAGCAAAGTCTAGCAAATGCTAGCAAACCGGGAGAGAGAAAAAGAAAGAAAACCGCCCCCTTTTTCCCCCTCTTCCTTCCCCCCTATAACCCCCTATCTATTACCCCCTATAATCCCCCAGAAAAGAAAGAAAAAGAGAGAGCGCGTTGGGGGAGACGGAGGAGGATCGGAAGACTCTACTTAGGCGAGAGGTGGTGACATGGCTGCACGGCTGACGGACAGACAAAAAAAGAAAATTGTGGCTGATTATCTGGAGACCGAGAGCTATAACGCCACGGCGAAAATCAATGGGGTTTCCAAAGATACCGTTAAGCGTGTTGTGTTAGGTTGCGAAGGATTCGCCCAAAAGGCGCAACAAAAAAAGAGACAGAACACGCTTGATATGCTGGCCTTCATGGAGACCCGCAAGGAGAAGATGCAGGAGGCCATCGATCTCCACCTGATGGCGCTGACAGACCCGAAAAAGATCAGTGATGCAGGTTTGTCTCAAATCGCCACTTCTTTTGGGATTATCGTTGACAAGGCCACAAAGAACACAGCCAGCGGAAACGACAGTTTGAATAAGCTGGACGGGCTGTTGAAGGAGTTCAGGGATGCTGTTGAGTCTGAAACAAATTGAATTTGTCCGAAAGGGGCATCACCGATGGAACTTTAAGGGAGGGGCCACTCGTTCGGGGAAAACATACCTTGATTTTCGGTGGATTATCCCAATCCGCATCCGGGAGCGCGTCGGGAAGGACGGGCTGACGGTCATTCTTGGAGTTACCAAGTCCACCATTGAGCGGAATGTGCTTGAGCCCATGCGAACGATCTATGGTGACACTCTTGTTGGAACGATCTCCAGCGACAATACGGCGTGGATATTTGGGGAAAAGTGCTACTGCCTGGGAGCTGAGAAGGTTTCCCAGGTCTCTAAAATTCGCGGTGCGTCCATCAAATACTGCTACGGCGACGAGGTGGCAGACTGGAGTCAGGAAGTCTTTGAACTGCTGAAAAGCCGCCTGGATAAAGCGTATTCATGCTTTGACGGTACGTACAATCCACAGGGGCCGAATCACTGGCTGAAAGTGTTTCTGGACAGCAAAGCGGATATTTTTAGCCAGACGTACACAATTGATGATAATCCGTTTCTCCCAGAGGCTTTTGTGGAGAACCTAAAGCGGGAGTATCGAGGAACGGTTTTTTACGACCGTTATATTTTGGGACGGTGGGCGCTGGCCGAGGGACTAATCTACCCCATGTTTGGCGAGAGCAACATCGTGGACGAGGTTCCGGAGAATGGAGAATACTATATCTCCTGCGATTATGGCACATTGAACCCGTTTTCCGCCGGGCTGTGGTGCTGGGACGGCAAAAACGCCACCAGAATCCGGGAGTATTACTATTCCGGGCGGACGGAGCAGATCAGCAAGACAGATGAGGAATACTACACGGAATTGGAGAAGCTGGCTGGGGATTTTCCGGTGCGATCCGTAGTAGTTGACCCGTCGGCAGCTTCGTTTATCGAGGTCATCAGGCGGCACCGGCGGTTCCGGGTGCATAAGGCGGTCAATGATGTGGTTCCCGGAATCGTCACCACCAGCCGCTACATTGAGAACGGGACAATCAAAGTTCACCGCTCCTGCAAGGACAGTATCCGGGAGTTCGGACTGTACCGCTGGGACGAGAAAAGCCCGGAGGATAGGCCCATCAAAGAAAACGACCACGCAATGGACGATATCCGTTACTTTGTGATGACCATTCTCCGTGGTAAGGCACGCCGGGCCGGTCAGGAACGATATATTCCCATGTAGGGGGAGGTAAGAGAGTGAAAACTTATCAGGATCTGCTGGACGTGGGTGAGGATGAAAAGCAGCGGATAGACTTCATCCGGCAGGCAATCAATGAGCATAAGAGTTCTCCGGCGTATCAGTTTGCCGTGGACGCGGAGCTGTATTTCAAGGGGGAAAACCCCACCATAAACCGATATGAAAAAATCATTTATGACTTGCAGGGCCGAGCACACCGGGATATGTACACCGCCAACCACAAGATTGCCTCCTCCTTTTTCGGCTTCGATGTGCGGCAGGAGGTGTCCTACCTTCTGGGCAATGGCGTTACGTTCCAGGAGGAAGCGACAAAGAAGCGGCTGGGCAAGAAGTTCGACCTGATGATGGCCAAAGCCGCCAAGTATGCGCTGATTGCTGGTGTTTCATTCGGACTGTTCAACCTGGACCATGTGGATGTGTTCAAGCTGGCTGAGTTCGCGCCCCTCTACGATGAGGAAAACGGGGCGCTGATGGCCGGCGTTCGGTTCTGGCAGGTGGCGGAGGATAAACCCCTGCGGGCCACGCTCTACGAGGTAGACGGCTACACAGACTACATCCAGCGCAAGGATGAGGACATGACCGTGCTGGAAGAGAAGCGGACCTACATCCAGCAGCTGCGGACATCCCCGGCAGATGGAACGGAGATTTACGCAGGGCAGAATTACCCGTCCTTTCCCATAGTGCCACTCCGTAACGGTGAGGACGCGCTCTCCGAGCTGGTGGGTAAGCGGAACACACTGGATGCCCTGGACCTTTGCACCTCCAACATGGTCAACAACGTGGATGAGGGTAACCTGATTTACTGGGTGCTGCAAAACGCCGGGGGCATGGATGATCTGGATGACCAGAAATTCCTTGACAAAGTTCGCACCACGCACATCGTCCACGCGGGGAGTGTGGAGGACGAGGGGGCCACAGCGGAGCCGCACACCATCGAGGCACCCTTCCAGGGCACGGACGCCACCATCAATATGCTAAAGCGCAAGCTGTACGAGGATTTCCAGGCTTTTGACAGTTCGGCGGTGTCGGCGGGGAACCAGACGGCCACGGCCATTGCGGCAAGCTATACACCGCTTGACCTAAAGGTGGATGACTTTGAGGCCAGCGTCACCGAATTTATTTTGGGGTTGCTGGATTTGGCGGGTATTGACGACGAGCCAAGCTATACCCGGAGCCGCATTATTAACAAGTCAGAGGAAACCCAGACCATCCTCATGGGTGCGGATTACTACGACGATGAGTACATCACCAAAAAGCTATTGACCATCTTGGGCGACGCCGACCAGTACGACACCCTCATGGAGCGCAAAGCGGCGGAAGAAGCAGAGCGGGTGGAGGAGGAGCCGGACTTCCCACCGCAGAAGGGAACAGAGGGCGAGGTGACGGAGGATGCAGAAGCCTGACGAAGCCCACCAACTGACTGATAAAAAACTGTCCGCACTGGAGAAGCGCATTGCCAGAGCATATCGAGAAGCCCGGAATGATTTGGACGAGACTGTAAAAGCCTACTTTGAGCGGTTCCGGGAGCGGGACGAGAAGATGAGAGCCCTGATCGGCACAGAGGTCAACGGCAAGGTTTGGACAGAGCAGGACTATAAGCAATGGCGGCTCAACCAGATCGGGCGGGGAGAACGGTATCAAGACCTGCGGGAGAAGATAGCGCAGCGAATGACCAAGGCCAACGAGGTGGCAATCGCCTATGTCAACGACGCTACACCTGGAATCTATTCCCTTAACCGCAACTATGCCGCCTACACCATCGAAAAAGTATCAGGAAATGTGGGTTTTACGCTGTGGGATGAAGCCACGGTGAAGCGCCTGATCGTGGAAAGGCCCGACCTGATGCCCTACTATCCCAAGAAAAAGGCGCTTAAGCGTGGCATTGACCTAAAATGGGGCAAGAAACAGATAACCAAGAGCGTCGCTGGCGGTCTTTTGCAGGGCAAGAGCGTGGGAAAGATAGCAACTGACCTGCAAGCCAGAGTATTCGAAATGAACCGGGCCAGCGCCGTGAGAGCGGCTAGAACGGCAGTTACCGGGGCGCAGAACGCCGGGCGCATGGACAGCTACAAAGCCGCCTCTGATATGGGCGTAAAGGTCAGAAAACGTTGGGTTGCAACAAAGGACGGACGCACCCGTCACAGCCACCAGAAGCTGGACGGACAGACGGTGGACTGGGATGAACAATTTACCTCAGAACTGGGGAAGATACGCTATCCAGGAGACCCGAGGGCAAAACCGGCTAATGTTTATAATTGCCGCTGTACCATGCGAACGGTAGAAGCGCCGGGCATCGAAGCGGAGCCGCGCAAAATGCGTGTGCGCGACCCTAAGACGGGCAAGAATGTGGTCGTGGAAGAAATGACCTATGAGCAGTGGAAAAGGTGGGTGAAAAGCCGTGGCTAAGGATTTGGGCGGTGTGGTATTTAATGATTACAGTGCCGAAGTGCTGAACGCCATGAACGACGCCGTTGTGCGGGCTCTGGAACGCTGCGGGAGTCAGGCGGAGGGGTACGCGAAAGACCTTGCACCTGTTGACACTGGAAGGCTACGGAACAGTATCACCCATTCAGTAGATGACGGTGAGCCAGCGGTGTACATCGGGACGAATATGGAGTATGCCACCTATGTGGAGCTTGGAACCGGAAAATACGCAGAAGGTGGACGCCCAACGCCATGGGTCTATCAGGACGATGAGGGGAACTGGCATTGGACGGCAGGAAACCCGGCGCAACCGTTTCTGAAACCGGCTGTAGCCGACCACGCACAAACCTACCGGAATATCATAGAGGATGAATTAAAAAATGGATGAAAAGATCATTGAGAAAATAAATTCGGCTTTGGGAAATAAAGAATGTGTTGAGTTTAGACCTGTCAAAGATGGAATAAGAATTGTTCGAGTTAGGCGGGAAGTGATTGGAACAATAAAAGAAGATTTGATTGATTTTTCAAAAGGAAAATGATAAAATAAATACATAGCAATCGAATATTGTTCCCGCCTATAAGCGTTTAGGCGGAAGGGCTAAGTGGAGCTGATTTGCAAGAATTTCTTGTAAATTGGCTCCTTTTTCTTTTTGGTAAAGCCCACTTCTGCGGGTTTTATATAAACATTCTTAGGGTAGCGCCCGTAACAGCGAGAAAGGAATGTAATCATGTTCGACATCGACAGCATTATCAAGAAATACACCAGCGAGGATGGGTCTATCCCCTCCGATGCCGTTGCCAAGCTGGCGCAGGCCGTCAGTTCCTCCGTTGGCAGGGAGTTCGTGGAAAAAGAGCGGTACAGCAAGAAGCTCGAAGAGATCGAAGCCCTGAAAACCGAGAAGCAGACCGCCGAGGACAGCGCAACAACCGCCGAAAAGTGGAAGACCAAGTATCAGGCTCTCAAGGACGATTTCGAAGCCTATAAAGGCGAACAAACCAAGAAAGAGACCCGCAGCGCAAAGGAAAAGGCGTACCGGGAGCTTTTGAAGCAGGCCGGAGTAAGCGAGAAGCGGCTGGACGCCGTACTCCGTGTATCCGATGTGGACAGCGTGGAACTGGATGATAAAGGTGCTGTCAAGGATGCGGACAAACTCACAGAGAGCATCAAAGGAGAGTGGTCTGATTTTATTGAGACTACTACCACCAAAGGCGCAGATACCGCAAGACCTCCGGCCAGCCCTGGAGCGGCGGCTATGACAAAGGCGGACATTTACAAAAAAGACGATCATGGCCGGTATGTTCTGTCCGCTTCTGAGCGTCAAAAGGCGCTAATGGAAAACCAAATTACATGAAAGGAATGAATTTACATGGCTGCTACGAAAGTTGAAAGCCTTACCAATCCAAGGGATTCCCTCCCCAATACCTATACCAGCGTGACGGCCCGAGAGGTGGACTTCGTTACCCGGTTTAACGACAACTGGGATGCGCTGCGCACTATCCTGGGCATTATGCGGCCCATTCGAAAGGCCCCCGGCACCCAACTGATCTCCTACACTGCCGACGTGACCCTGGAGGACGGCGACGTGGGTGCTGGTGAGGTGATCCCCTACAGCAAGGCGACCATCACACAGGCCACCAAGGCAGACCTGACCATCAAGAAGTATGCCAAGGCCGTTCCCATCGAGGACGTGGACAAGTATGGCGCGGAGATCGCCGTGGAAAAGAGCGACGACGCTTTTCTCACTAAGCTCCAGAACGTGGTGTTGGGGGACTTCTACACCTTCCTGAACACCGGTTCTCTCACCGGCACCGCAACCACCTGGCAGGCCGCCCTTGCAAAGGCCCAGGGCGAGGTTCTGAACAAGTTTGCGGTTATGGCGAAGGATGTCACATCTGTTGTTGGATTTGCCAACATCCTGGACGCCTATGACTACCTGGGCACGGCGGACATTACTGTCCAGACCCAGTTCGGCATCAACTATGTCAAGGACTTTATGGGGTATTCCACTCTGTTCCTGCTTCCTGCTACTGTTTCCGGCAATGCAGCCATTGCGCGGAACACTGTGATCGCCACCCCTGTGGAGAATATCGACCTGTATTATGCCGACCCTGGCGACAGCGAGTTTGCCCGGCTGGGTCTGAATTATACGGTACAGGGCGAGACCAACCTGATTGGCTTCCACGCCCAGGGCAACTACTCCACCGCCGTGGGCGAGACCTACGCCATTATGGGCATGAAGCTGTGGGCCGAGTATCTGGACGGTATTGCCAAAATCACCGTTTCAGCGGGGGAATAACGCCCCCGTCCGAAACCGGCCTCGTCGGGTCGGGGGTAGCCGGTAAGGCAAGAGTAGGCAGAAAGCAGGTGAAATAATGGCGTACACACCCACTACATGGAGCGACGGCGATCTGATTACCGCCGAAAAGCTCAACAAGTTGGAATCTGGCGTGCAGAATGAGCAGGTCGGACCGCAGGGCCCCAAAGGGGAAACCGGAGCGCAGGGGCCCCAGGGAGAAAAAGGAGACCCCGGTGAAACGGGACCTCGGGGTCCGAAAGGCGATACTGGCACCGCCGGCGCAAAGGGCGACAAGGGAGACACCGGATCGGCGGGCGCTGCTGGTGCCGACGGAAAATCTGTTAAGGCCATTGCACTGACCACAACGGGCGGCGCAGTGACCGGCGGCACCTGTACGCTCAGCGACGACAGTACCATTCAGATTACCGTGACAACCACAGAAGCATAAAAGGAGGGCGGCGTGATGCTGGAACAAGTTTTGCGACACCTGAACAACTGGTTTTTGGTGCCTGACGGCATTCACTCCGGGGAGTTCACAGTGCAGGACGGCAGCATTACGCTGCCCTTCCTGCAAACAGGGCAGTATTTCAGGGTGATGGGGTCTGTCTTTAATGACGGCCTCCACCAATACCCAGAACAGGACATGACCGACGAAACCTTTGAAGGCGCTGTTTGGGCGCTGTCAGTGCCCAAATCGGTAATTTCCCTAGCGGATGAAATCACCGTCTGGAATGAGAAAAACGGGACTCCGGGGCCGTATACCAGCGAGAGTTTTGGTGGCTACTCATACAGCAAGGCCACCAATGCAAGCGGCGTGGCCGTGGGGTGGCAGGATGTGTTTAAGAGCCGCCTGAACACATGGCGGCGGATAGGGGGCATTATATGAGCCTATTAGACGATTTTGCGCGGGCTTGCGTACTGATGGAAAAGAAGCGTGTTTCCGACGGCGCGGGCGGCTACATCGTGGAGTGGACGGAGGGGGCAGAGTTCACCAACTATCAAGACCTAAACAGCTCCATGGAGGCCAGACGGGCGGAAAAGGAGGGCGTGACGAGCCTGTATTCCGCCCTGGTGGACAAGGCTGTACCCATTGAGTACAACGACGTATTCAAGGACAAGACCACCGGGGAGACGTACCGCGTGACCTCCAACCCAGAGGATAAGAAGGCCCCTCGTTCCTCCACGCTGCCGCTAAAATACTTCACTGCGGAGAGGTGGGCTTTGACCACATGATTGTGAACATTCTTGGAACAAAATACAGCGTTTCTTTTGTTTCGGAAGAGAAAGAACCCCGATTAAAAGATTGTGATGGCTTTTACGATGAAACCACAAAAGAAATTGTGGTGGAGAATTACAAGCGTGGAGAGCCGGGAAGCAAGGGCAAGTTGGAATTGCAAGAACAAAAAAATATCCGCCATGAAATCGTCCACGCTTTCTTGTTTGAGAGCGGATTGGCTGAAAACAGCGATTGGGCGCAGAACGAGGAAATGGTGGATTGGATTGCAAAACAGGGTCCAAAGCTGATGAAAACATGGCAGGAGGCCGGAGCTCTATGACCAAAAACAAAGCTCTCTACGCCTGGCTTAACGAATTCATGCCCTTCTACCGGGCGTCCTCTGTGCAGAAAGATGTGGTTATGCCCTATGGCACCTACGAATATACCGACGGAGCCTTTGACGCCGGGGAAATCGGCCTGACGGTCAATCTGTGGTTTAGGACAGAGAGCGAGGCAATCCCAGACGAAAAGGCGCAGGAATTGTCCAAGCGCATTGGTTACGGCGGCGTGTACATCCCCTGTGACGAAGGATATATTTGGCTGAAACGGGGCTCTCCATGGTGCCAGAGCCTCACATATGAGGAAGATCCCGCAATTAAACGAAGATACATAAATATTACTGCTGAATATCTGACATTCAGCTAGAAAGGAGGCCCACATGGGCAAATTTACTGTAATCCCGCAAAGCACATTCGAGGAAATGCAGCTTGACGCGGGCGTGATTTTGAAGAAGTTCACCCCAGCGACACCGACGGCTCCGGCAGATGAAGATATTGTATGCCCGACCACCGGCGGCATCAATATTTCCTGTGTTCCTACTTACTCCGACTTGGGGGAGGATGTGGACAATTGCCCGGTCAACACCAAAGAATTGAAGCATCTGGACGGTTGGGAGTGCAAAGTGTCGTTCACCTCCCTGGGTACATCCACGGCTAGTATCAAGCTGGCCCTGGGCGCGGCTGACGTGACTGGAAATAAGATCGTGCCCCGGCGTGACCTGAAGCAGACGGACTTTTCCGACCTCTGGTGGGTAGGAGACCGAGCGGACGGCGGCATGGTTGCCGTGTGCCTGAAAAATGCACTGTCTACCGGCGGCTTTACGCTCCAGACCACGAAGAACGGCAAGGGGCAGGTCTCTGTGGAGCTGACCGGCCATGTGTCCATTGACGCGCAGGACACCATGCCAATGGAGTTCTACAGCGCCGCACCCGCGGAGGGTTGATACTATGAAACTATCTGAACTGACCACCGATCAGGCGGCGGACGTGCTGTGCGAGGTTACGCCCTATATTGCCAATATCACCGGGGACAAATCTCTCCTGGATGAGCTTGGGAAAAAGTTTGACAGCAAAGGGAAGAGCGTGGCGGAGCTGTATACCTATGCGGCAAAGAAATGCGCTGTTCTGGCCCCGCTGCTCCTGAAAGACCACCGGGCGGATGTGTTTGGGATTTTGTCCGTTCTGAACGACACAACGGCAGAGGCGGTGGCAAAGCAGAACGTATTGACAACGATTCTGCAAATCCGCTCTGTTTTCAAAGACAAGGACCTGCTGGATTTTTTCAGATCGTTTGGGCAGGGGGACGGGACAGCGTAACTCTGGCCCTGTTGTCTGCCCCAAGAATGGGCGCGAAAGCATTGCTTTCCGTCTTACCTGTCCTGCTGAAAAAGCAAATGCAAGAAAAAACGTATCGGGTCTATGTCACCGACGCGCTGAAATTCATTACAGAAAACACAGCAAAATATGCCGGAGGAAGTTACATGAAGATCCGGTATCTTGACACTGAGGACCCGAAGCCGGAGGAAATCAGAACGCCGGAAGAAATTGTTGCGCATATGAAACAAAAAATCGCCTCTGTCTAAGCGTTGATGGGGAAGGGCTAAGCGGTGCCGCGAAAGGAGGTGGCACCCATTAATCTTTTTGATTTATTTGCGAAAATCAGCCTGGATACCAGCGAGTACGACAGCGGTGTTAAGGATGTATCTAAGAGTGGGGGTAGCCTCGCGTCTAAGCTAAAGAGCGGCCTTGCGTCGGCTGGCAAAGTGGCTGCGAAGGGTATAGCGGCCATTGGAACTGCGGCCTCTGGCGCTGTGGTGGGGCTTTTGGCCCTGGAATCCTCGACAGAGGAATATCGAGTTGCAATGGGCAAGCTCAACACCGCCTTTGAAGCGGCTGGGGATGGTGCGGAAACCGCACAGCAAGCCTATAACGCCTTTTACGGCATCCTGGGGGATACGGATACCGCCACCGAAGCAAGCCAACTCCTGGCGAAGCTGGCAGACAGCGCAGAGGATGTGTCTACTTGGACGGATATCGCTGCTGGTGTTGCCGGTACATTTGGCGACAGTCTCCCCATCGAGGGACTGATTGAGGCCAGTAATGAGACGGCAAAAGTGGGGCAAGTTACCGGCGTGCTTGCCGACGCCCTCAACTGGGCGGGCATCAGCGAGGACGATTTTAATGCCAGGCTTTCAGCCTGCTCCTCTGAGAGTGAGCGGAATCAGCTCATCATGGATACCCTGTCAGGAACCTATGATGAAGCCAGCGAAGCCTTTTACCGCAATAATGAGGCGCTGGTAGAGAGCCGAAATAACCAGGCACAGCTTGACGCAACCCTAGCCACTCTTGGGCAGACCGTTTCCAACGTAAAAAACCGGCTGCTTTCAGAGTTCCTTCCGGCAATCTCAAATGTGGCAACAGCGTTCTCCGGCATGTTGAGCGGAACGGCTGGGGCAGATCAGCAGTTTTCGACGGCGGTGCAGGGACTGGTTAATGTAGCGGTGTCGAAGTTGCCTGAGTTTCTAAACATGGGCGTTCAGATTTTGTCCTCCCTTGCCAGCGGCATAGTGCAGAGTATCCCGACACTGGTTGCAGCGGTTCCACAAATTGTAGCCGAAATTGGGGCGGCATTAACCGAACTGCTTCCGCAAGTGCTGGATATGGGTGTGCAGCTTCTCGACCAATTTACCAGCGGGATTGAAACTGGTTTGCCCGATATGGTGTCCCGCATTCCAGAAATCATCACACAATTTCTGAATTACATCACAGAGCAGCTCCCAACGGTTCTTGACAAGGGTGCGGAACTGCTGAACAATCTCGTGAACGGCATCCTCGGGGCCATACCGGAAATGACTGCGGCCCTACCGGAAATCATCACCGCCTTTGTCCAGTTCATCACGGACAACCTCCCGACGATTATTGAATCGGGAATCAACATCCTTTTAAACCTAGTTTCCGGCATCATCGGCGCAATTCCGGATCTTGTCGCATCCATCCCGCAAATCATCAGCGCAATAACGACGGGCATTGCCAGGGCGCTACCCAAAATCATCCAGTCCGGCGTTTCGCTGCTCCAGAAATTTATTGAAGGCATCCTTTCCAATATTCCCGCGCTGGTGGCCGCTCTTCCCCAGATCATCAGCGCCATTGTGGAGGGCATCGGGGCGCTGATTGGCGGCATTGTTGACGTGGGCAAGAGCATTGTGGAGGGGATCTGGAAGGGCATCCAGGAAATGGCTGGATGGATTTACGACAAGGTTACAGGGTTCTTTTCCGGCATTGTGGACGGTGTGAAGGACTTCCTTGGAATCCACTCTCCCTCTACGGTGTTTGCCGACATGGGCAAAAACATGGCTCTTGGTCTTGGACAGGGCTGGGACAATGAATATGACCGTATCCGCCGGGATATCGAGGGTGGTATGGACTTCGGCACCGCAAGCGTGGACTTTGCGTCGTCCGGGTTGGGTGTGGCGTCCGCTGGTATGGTCAACGGAGTTTCAGCATCTGTGCAGGGAGCAGGGATGTCTGGAGGGAGTATTACAGTTAATCTAATGATGCCTGACGGCACCAAATTCGCCTCCTATCTGCTTGGCCCCCTGTCTAACTACGCAAAGGCAAACGGTACGCCAATTCTCCACCCAACGTAAGGCGGTGAAAACACGTGAATCAACTTGTATTGGATACCACAGGCACACCAGTTACCTTGCCGGAAAGCCAAAAGGGCGGCTATATCGCAGAGTTAAAACCGCTTTCCGTAGATGTGGAGATGGTCACCGGCAGGATTGTAAGAGAACTGCGCGGGAATGTATGGGTTTTGCGCTACCAATATGGATATTTCACGGATCAAATGAGGAACTCCGTGCTTTCCGCATGCGAAAAAGGGAGAGGACAGGCCATTACATGTTTGTTCCTTCCCCCGCACTCTGAACAGATGATCACATCAAAATTCATGGTAACAGAGCTGACCTATCCAAAATTTATGTGGAGCCGTCAAGTTATGGGTGAAATTGGTGACGAAGATGGAGAGCCCATAGAAACCCTTGTTCCCGTCCCAATGTGGGGTGATTTCTCGGTAGAACTAAGGGAGGTGAAACCCAGTGATTAGTTCGACCACAGCGTATCAGGCAGCGATTGTGGGCGACACCAGACGGATCTATTTACAAGCAGTCATAGATATTATTGACCCGGATATTACCTATGGCACAGTATCCAGCTCCGGCATGGCTAACGTATGCAAGTCGGAGCAAATTCACGACAAGGAGATGGAGATTGTTCCATACGCTACGCTTGAGGCTAACCGCTGGGCACTCAACGGGCAGTTCAAGCTGTTTCCACTCCATGGGGCCGATCATATCGGCTTCCTGGGGGATACCCTGTCCGGCGCGGATGGGGTGTTTTCCCCAGCGGTGTGGGTAGAGGAGCATTTTTCCAATGTCTCCATCCTTCAGGCGTGCTCCATCTACTTCCCATCAGCGGATTGGGACGGAGTGCCCGCCGACTTTACTGTGGAGGTCATGCAGGGCAGAACGGCCTACTACACCAAGACAGTGGCCGGCAATACTGCGTCCAGCATTGCATTGGACGGATTCACCGTTAACAACCCGGACGCTATTCGGGTGACGGTGACCAAATGGTCGAAAGAAAACCGCCGTATACGGATACCTGAAATTATTCCGGGCCTGTATGAGAAGTGGACAGGAAATGAGATTGCCGTGTTTTCTCTTAAGCACCAGGGGGACGTATCCTGTATGACACTACCGTATGGCACATGTACCATCAAAATGGACAACTTGAGCCGCCGCTTTGAGCCGCGAAGCAAAAATGGCGTATTCCAATCCATCGAAGAGCGCCAGGGCATCCCGGTCTCTATAGGAGTACGGCTTTCGGACGACACGGTAGAGTACAAGCCAGCCGGCGTGTTTTATCAGTACTCCGGCGGCTGGAAAACCGGAGACAACGGCCTGACCATGCAGTGGGATCTGGTCGATATTGTTGGCCTTTTGGCTGATCGTGAGTTTATCCCGCCGCCCATCCTGCCTACCACCCTGTCTGGCTGGATTTCCGCCCTAGTGGCCCAGATGGGAGAAAATTTCGCGGGCATGTACGCGGTAGACCCAAACTACGCAAGCGCGGAGGCAAGCGTCCGCGTGGCTGACGATGTGGTTGGTATGACATGCGGGGATATATTGAGATATGTCTGCATGGCGACGGGTACGTGGCCCAGGGCGGACGCAGAGACCGGATACCTGACCGCCGAACCCATGTGGAACCAGGGGAGTAAAATCACCCTGGACAACTTAATTGATTATCCGACCATGAAAGCCAACGCCGATATTGCCGCCTTGTTTTTTACGCTGAACGATGGGGACGACACCCAGTATGTGGTATCCGGGAACTCCACTGCCTCCAACGAGACAAAATCCATCCAAAATCCGTTTATTAAGACGCAATCCCAGGCGCTGACTGCTGCGCGGGCAATCCTGTCCACCTACGGTGGGAACAAACTAGAGATTGTAGGCCGTGGAGACCCGGCCTCTGAAATTGGGGATGTGGATACGGTCTGGTTGAATGAGAGCACCGCAACCACGGGCCGCAGAATACAGCAGGACTTATCTCTCCAGGATGGAGTCCTCCGCAATTGCTCCAGTGTGCTGCTCCAGGCTGATGGAATCTTCCTTTATGATGGCATGGAGGTGATCACCTCCAGCGGCGTGTGGACAGCACCAGCCGGGGCCACACAGCTACGGATTATCCTGGTAGGCAAGGGGGAGGGCGGAGGCCATGGAGAGCCTGGCACCATGGGCAGGCAGGAATCGGAAGACGGATATGGAGATAGTGAGCGTGGTGAATACGGCGCAGATGGTTCGGACGGCGTGGGTGGAAAGGTGTGGACAGCTACCATCGACATCAATCCACAACAGTCATTTGAGGTGTCTTTTGATGGTTTTAATACCATTTTTGGCCCTTACTCTAGCGCAAACGGTAATACATACCCACAGGGTTACTCTGATGTAGCCAGCGGCGAATCATACGCCCGCACCGGCGTAGCGTCACCTAAGCCAGGCAGCGGAGATGGCGGAGCCGGAGGAAAGGGTGGAGCTCCAGGCTATGGCGTGTATAAGCATTACACGTGGGAGGGCGGCGGCGCTACTACGTTTAAGGTGTATGCCGAGCCAGAGCCGGGGAAACCCGGAGTGGCAGGGGCACAGGGCTGTGCCGTTATCTATTGGGACAAGGAGGGGTGAGTATGTCCGAAACATGGACGCCGCTGGTTATTTCGGCCAGTTTTGCACCCAACCCCGTATCAGTCGGGCTACCCACCGTCCTGTCTGTCGTAGTCATCGACGCCCAGGGCGGAGAGCGGGAGGACCTCTGGCACAGTGGCGAGGTCCAGGCTGGGGAGGTGTAGTGCGTGGCGATTACCCAGGTGCGGGCGCAGTTCAATGGTCAGTGGTACATGCTGACCTACAACGAAGACGCCAGAGCCTATCAGACGGCTATCACGCCGGATACATTCTCCGGCGGTCAGCCGGATGGGTATTACGACGTAACGGTAGAGGCTATCAACGACAGCGGCGTGGTGGTGACTACAGACGGGGACAATCTGCCGGGCCTTCGGTTGGTGGTGCGGGAGACCATCCCGCCCATCCTGACCCTGGTATCCCCGGAGGCGGGCTATGTGACCACTAACACGCCTGCGGTGACGTGGACCGCCCAGGACAACGATGGCGGCTCCGGTATCGACCCGGACAGCGCCATAGTGAAGCTGGACGGGAAGGCAGTTCCGGCGGAGCAGGTGTCCGTCACGGCGGGCGCAGGCGGGACGTATACCATCACCTATACGCCAGGGACTGCTCTGGAGGAGGGGCCGCACACCGTCCAGGCGGGCATCAGCGACAACGATGGGAACGCAGCTACGATGGAGGCAAACTACATTGTAGATACCGTACCGCCTGTGCTGTCCGCGTTGCTGTCCTTCGAGGAGGTGGTAACGGATGCCTATACGGTTACCATTACGGGGCAAACCAACGATGCCACCGCTCCTCCAGTGACCATGACAGTGATGGACAACGGGGCGGTGGCGGGACACCCGGCCGTTGGGCCGGATGGACGATTTTCCATCCTCCTGAATCTGGAGGTTGGGGAGAACAACGTCACGGTCGTTTCCAAGGACGGGGCGGGGCTGACTACCACGGCCAGCTATTACATCATCCGCATGGTTACCGACCGAACACAGGATGATGTGGACGCCCTGAACGACCGTGGGACATACAACGCCTCTGATCTCAACCGGGTCAATACGGCCATGGCTTATCTGAACGGGTGGCTTTCGGATGCGGGATACGTCACCGGATATGTCGGCCAGGGTATTGCCTGGGCTATAGATGACATCCCGCTACAGGCACAGATGGCGGACTACCTGTCCAACGTTGGGGCGATCGGTGGCACGTTCTCCCTTGCCAACGCCCCAGCGCTCCCGGCCTCGATGGAGCTTCTGACCCATGAAGGGGCCAATCACATTGAGCGGGTTTTGGTGCTGACCGACCAGATCCGCGCCCGCTTGAAGCGGTCGCCATTTATGAGCGGCGAAATATTTTGTGGTGAGGTGTAACGATGCAAGACGGAATCATAGCTGGTAATGGAAACAGTCGGTATTTAAAAACGGTGGCGGCAGCGCTTTCCCTGTATCCTACCTATGAGGATTTTATCACGGCGCTGATCGCTGGGACATTTCCTATTGACCTGAACGGGATCAATGAGGCAGGGTGGTCGCAGAAGGGGACACCCCTGAACAAATTTACCCTGGTAAGTGACACCACAGAAACCAAGATATGGGGTTCAGCCGGGAACCATACAGTTGACCAGGTGTTCGGGAAGATACTTGGCTCAATCGGATATTATCTGATAAAGGAGTACACATCGCCGGGGAACTACACCTATACGTTCGACCGCAAACATGCAGATATTTTTGTGGTTGTGGTTGGCGCTGGCGGCGGCGGCGGTTCGCGTGGCGACAAAGGTGGTGGAGGCGGCGGAGGCGGAGCTGCGGCGTACTATCACATTTTGGACAGCGATAGCATCGAAAATAAAAATATTGTTATCGGGACAGGCGGTGCCGGGGCGAATGCATCAGTCGGAGACGGGGTTGAGAAGAGTGGAGGAAACGGAGGGACCAGCAGCGCTTTTGGGATTATAGCGCCTGGCGGGAACGGAGGTAATGGTAACGGTAGTGGCACGGGTGGAGGCGAACCTCCTTGGACAGGCGGTAGCGGAGGCGATGGGGGCTACAATACCGGGAAACCAGGTGAGGACGGTCCTAATCTTGATATTTTGGGGTTTAAATTTTTCTGCGGCGGCGGCGGAGGCGGCGGGGATGAAGCCCTTAATGACCCTCCTACATTAGGAGGGGCCGGAGGCGCTGGTGGGGGCGGTGCTGGAGGTGCGGGAGCTACCGGCCAGACCAATGCAACAAATGGTACTGATGGAACCCGCGGCGGTGGCGGAGGAGGTGCTGGAGCGGGATGGGCTTTCCGCTCCAGCGAGAATAAGCCCAGCGGTAATGGCGGTAAAGGTGGCGATGGATATGTGGCGATTTACGCAAGAGGTATTTCTTGATGAAAACAGTCTATTTAAATGAGGATAACACTGTCCGCGAAATCATCCCGGAATACGCACTTCCACCGGAGAAGTGGTATAGCGAGGCATTTGCACGACGCTGTGTAGAGGTACAGGACGATGTAGAGCAGGGGTGGCGCTACAACCCCGAAACAGGACAGGCCGCCCCGGACAATAGACCGCCGGAGCCTGAACTAACTCCGCAATACGCCGCCGCTATGAGGGCCTATGCGGCCACCAGCACGGCCATACTTGACACCTACGCTCTGGACATGCCCGATCTGTTTCCGGCGTGGGAGACTGTTTTGGAGGCAGGAGAGGAGCTCCCGGCGGGCCGTATCCTCAACGACGGCGGCCAGCTCTACCGGGTGGTGCAGGCGGTAACTCCTCAAGAGGAGATGCCCCCGCACGACGACGGCATGCTCGCCATCTACCGGCCTATTGACCGCGAGCACGCTGGCACAGCGGACGACCCCATCCCGTGGGTGTACGGCATGGACTGCCACGCGGGCAAGCACTACAGCTACAACGGCAAGGTCTACAAGGTTGCCGAGGGTGGGGACATGATTCCCTGTACGTGGCCGCCCGACAGTCCCGGCATGTGGCAATGGGTGGAGGTGTAGCACATGGCTATCGTTGTAAACGGCAAAAAAGTTGCCGGGGTGGGACTGCCCGGCAAAGACGGAGCTCCAGGGGCAGACGGCAAGGATGGTGCACCTGGAAAGTCCGCCTATCAGGCGGCAAAAGAGAAAGGATATACCGGAACCGAAGAGGAGTTTAACACCGCTCTGGCTGGTATGCAAAGTGCTCCATTCCTGCCGCTGGCTGGCGGCGTAGTAACTGGCAACCTTATATTAGGGGTAGATAGTTCTAGTGGGAGTGCCTTATATATTGGGAGTGAAAACGGAGCACAGGTTGTATTTGATTCCACGTGGGGACTTAGAGTTCTCGCAGATACGATCATTTTCGGTCAGAACTCCAATGATCAGAAGTCGCTTATTTTCCATAACGGCCAGATCAAAAACTTGTCATTGCCGGGAAGTCCAAACGACGCCGCCAACAAGCAGTACGTGGACGAGCACGCGGGGGCGAGGGTTATTTTGGGGAGCTATGTGGGGACAGGAAAATCAGGCAAAAGCAACCCTAATCAAATAACCTTAGCCGCACCCTTTAAAATACTCTGTATTTATGGTATGCAATCAAATAATTACTATAAGAGTATCGACGGTTATGGAAATGGCGAGACTTCTAATATTATTCATAGCAGTATTATCCCTACTGAGTATACAAGCGGCTTTGGTTTTGGCATGGGCTACAATTATAATCCAAGAGATACTTACGGTAAAAAATCGACGGATGGAAAAACTTTCAGTTGGTATTTTGACCTTACCACACCTGATGCGACAAGTGAACAACTTAATGCATCTGGAACTGTATATTACTACTACGCCATAGTTTAGAGATAAGAGGTGAATTAAATATGACCATCATCCAAATTGACCCGCTGGAGACCGGCCAGCACCCGATCCAGAGCCAGAGCGGGCGGTGCGCCTGCTGGCTGGATGGCTACATAGAGGT